ATATTTCTGCCATTGCAGATGCATCATTTTCTGTATTATGAACTATAATAAATTCTGGTTGCATTTCATATGGACATTTTATATCATATTTGTTTTGAGGCACTAACATCTTAGTTATTTGCATTATCATCATCTCCTACTCCATCAATTTCACTTCCAGAAAAGTCATTCTCTGTTATATTTTTATTGTATAATTCTTCATTGAACTCTACATTTTCTATAATAACATTATCTTCTTCCATGAACTATTCCTCCTTGTTTTCTATATTTACATCTGTTTTATTTTTACTAAAATAATATGTAAATACCGCTGTTACCAAATTTGTTACTAATACTAATATTGTTTCACTTAGCACTGCTCCAAATAAGTTTGCTATAACAATAACGAATAATAATACTATCATCGCTATTGTTACAAAGCTTTTTAAATCTTCCCATGCTTGTTTCATAATTTTCCCTCCTAGTATTTTAATCCTAATTTTACATATATAAGTCCTAGTATTACTGCCAAAATTGAGTAAAATATATAATCAATTAGCTTGTCCCATTTTTTGCCTTTTTCTTTATCATCTTCTGATACTTTACCTTCTAATTTTTGATCTATTTTTTCTACTGCTGATTCTACTTTACCCATTCTATAATCCATTTTTTCCATTATAGAATATGTTTTTTCGAGCTTATCGAGTCTATCATCATGTTCATTTAATCTTTTTGTATTTGACTTCTCTCTTTCTTCTAAGTGAGCTACTTTTTCAATTAATTCTGTATCTTGCATTATTCTTCCTCCTTAGTAGCTTCTATATTTTCTTCTGTAGAATCTTCTAAATCTACATATGTATCTTCTACTAGTAATGTCAATTCTGCAAATTCTTCGTCTGTAATTTTACTCATTGCGTAAAATACATTTAGTTTATTTTCAATATCTTCTTTTTCTTTGTAGTATTTTTTGGTAATTAATCTTTTTAATAATTCAGTTATCATACTTTTACACCTCACTTTCTAAATCTTTTTGAATATTATCTAATAATAATGAACTTGTCTCTGTTGAACTTAATAGTTCTTTTATTTCATTGATTTGTGCTTGAAGTTTGTTATGTTCTGTTTCTGGGTCTTTTAAATATTTTACACTTGCAATCGGATTTACTTTTGATGATTCAGCTGAGATATTTGTTATGTTTTTATATGTATGTGCTTTATTGTATATCTCATCTAATACTTTGCTTTGTGTCTCTGTACATTCTAACAATTTTGGTTCTTCTAAAAAATAATAAATTTTAAATGGACCATTATCATTTATATACTTTCTAAATGCTTGACTATAATTATTTATTGTTAATTCTTCTCCAAAATTTTTTTCAATATCCTCGAATGGTATTGATATCATAAATTTATTACTATTTATATATGTCTGGATACCATCTTCTTTGCCACCCCACATACTATTATCCTTTGCTTTTAATTTGTCACATAATATATCATTTCTTACATTTGTTATTTTCAAGTCATTTTTCACAACTGCAAATGCAATATTTCTATTAATTTGAAAATTTGCAAATGTTCCACAAACCTCTATATTAGTAGTTGGAAATGTCAACATTATTTCTGTTTTTACGCAATGTTTCTCATACCACTTTCCGTCTTTTCTTACAAAAGTATCACCTTTAAGCATTTCCTGTTGAACATCTACTAAATATGATTGCTCTTCATGTTGTACTATATTAGTTAAAGTTGTTGCCTCATCTAATTGAATATCATTTTTATCTATATAAGCAAAATGCCCTGATGAATACCCATTCCATACAAGTGCTTTTACCGTTTTTCCAGCTTTAGATATCAGTGAATATTTCCCAGCATTTGTTCCATCAGTTTGCATATAACTTGTACTTCCGTCTGTATATGCTATAAGAAATTGTCCAATTAATTTGCTTGTATATGTATATCCAACAATATTAACTTGAAATACATATTGCGTATTTTGTTTACAATTCAAGTTATATCTTTGTGTAACACCAGCTAATTTTAAACATTCTACATTATTATATTTTTCATAAGCATTTCTTGAATTTAAAGATTTTAACTTATCAATATCAATAAAATTTTTATTAAATATATCTATTTTTACACTACCACAATTGTAAGAAGAATATGGTGTTGCTATTATACCTTTTTCTAACTTAATATCAACTTTAGCATTTCCTGGAATTACATTTTTTTGACCATTTGTACTAGTTGGTATCATAAATCTTGCGTCCAAATTAGTAATTTTAAATGTGAGATTTTTTTCTAAAATTTCTCCTAAATATTGACTTCCTAAATATTTTTTATCTTTGTCATATAGTCTTAGTGCAGTATTTAAGCTATTAAAACCAAAAGAATCTATTGAATAAATGGTATAATCTATATTAGGAAGTGTAGGAATAAAATCAACACTTCTAATATAATATGGGTCTGTAATTTTATTACCCGTAGCAGTATCAATAGTACCCATCTCCCAACCAGGGAACAAATTCACATTATCCCCAACACTCTTTACTGGACTCGGATAATCTATGCTTGGACTTGCTCCGTATTGCTCGTATGGTTTTTGTTCTGTACCTTTTACAATCATTGGTTTAAATATTAAATTATTGTATGTTATACCTTTAAATAATCTTATATATATATTGTTGTTGATTGGTAATGAACCATTATATGTAAAATTCACTCCGTCTCCATAATCTTGCCCAAAATGTGATTGATTTTCATAATATTGATTTATAGTTAAAGCATACTTTTTTTCAGCTCCACCATTAGGACATCCACTAAGTTTATATTGTTCTCCATCTTCTAACTCTATATTTCTTTTTATTGAGAAAGTAAAATCTTCTGTAGCTGTTCCATTTACAACCAATGTTTCATCTTCTTTTTTTGTTATTGTTACATTATTTAATGTTTGAGTTGTACCTTCATTTTTTAATTGATTATATCCCTCTCTAGTATCTTGTTGTTGATTTCCACCAATTTCAATTTCACACCTTGCATTTGACGAATCCTCTATATGAATATTCTCCCCACTCGCCTCACCAATTGTTGCAATACTTTTTATATCCTCTCTCAAGCGTTCGTTTTCAGCTTGTATTTCCTTAATTGACTCTTTATTTGCTTTTATGTCCTCATCTTGTTCATTATCTTTTTTATTTATTGTTTCTGTTGCTGCTTTTATGCTTCTTTGTATAGCCTCTATATCTTCTACATTTTTAGAAATCTTTTCATCTCTTGTTTCATTGCTTTTTTCTAAAACATCTATACTACTTTTATTTGTTTTATTATCTTCTTTTAATGTACTTATATCTTTTTGCACTTGCATTAATTCTTCTGCATTGTTATCTACTACATCTTGCATTTTATCCCAGTTTTCATTTAAATAACCTTGCACATCAAATTGTTCTGTAGAATTTACATCTCTATGTATATTTAATTCTTCAATCTTTTTTACCGCCATTTCATTCCTCCTTTAATCATCAGTTTCATACCAGCCACTACCAGCTATTTCAAAATAATTTGTATTAGTTATTTTTAATTTTTTAGCAGAACTCTCTAATGCTTGTATTCTTATTTTTCTATCTTGTGGGATAAATGCTACATTCAAATTGTCTTCCAACAATGAATATACCAAGGCCACATTCAACGATTGCTGTCCAAAATACTTGTCTCTTGATACAAATGGCAAACCTTCAATAACAGCATAATTTTCAGTTCCATTTAATTTTGTAATTTTACCTCTTACATAAAAATCCACAAAAACAAGTTTTCCTATTCTTTCATATTTTCCGACTTGAGTAGTATATGTTATGGTTGGAGCTTTATTCTCTACAGTATTGATGCTTGGTGTCCATGTTCCTTCTTTCATTTTATCTTGTTTACCAGCTTCAATATTATTCTGAAATTCAGTCAGTGTAGTTTGATTTAACTTTGTTACCTTATTTATCCAATCTATTAATTTCATTGTTTTTCCTCCTTAAGTACCTTTATTTCATTTTGAAGTGCCTTTACCTGTTGTGATAATTCTTGTATTGCTTTAGATAATGTAGCAATAATCGGTAATTCATTAATATAATATCTTTCTTCAAGTGTATCTGTTTTTTCTCTTTTTATTATAAAATTAGGATCTATTTCTTCCATATCCTGTGCAATATATCCAATATTATAATGTTTTCCGTCGTCTTTTTTATCAAATTGTTTATGTTGAATCTTATTTATTATATCTAATGCTTTTACTTCACAATCTTTTATATTGTCTTTTATTCTTCTGTCTGATGATATATTACTTGCATATACATTTCCACTTACATTTAGATCTCCGTAAATTGAAGCTAAACTTCTCACATACACATCAAAGCTTACTTCTTGTCCAGTAGTTCCAAATCTAATTGTTCCACCGTATGCTGATATAGAACCATCGTCTTCAAGTAAAGTATAATCATTGCTATTTCCAAGTCTAAATGAATTTGTTCCACCTACATTTCTATAAAATGATATATTATCTAATAATTTTATTTTTTTATAACCTGTTTCCAAATCTTGTGTACTTATAGAAAATAATATCTCGTCAGTATCTGTGTTAATGAATTGAATTGCATTATTTACTTCATCTGCATACATTTTTATATTTCCGCCAATTATTCCTGTTGATATTCCATCTAATAATATATTACATGAAGCTAGTACTAATTCTCCGTACGATGCATCAGAAGCTTTCTCAGCCATTTCAAAATTTTTAATATAAAAAATTGGGTGAAACTTATTATCTGATTTTGTTTTTATTCCCCAAGCCATACCATTCGAAAGCTTCTGATTATAATCGGCTAAAACCGAAAATGCGATATATTGATCATTATCTTCTTTTTGTACTCCCATGTCTCCAAATATTGTTGTTCCATCACTTTTATAGAAATGTTGTCCTGTTTTATCAAGTGCCATCAATACTTTTTTATTGCTATCTAATATTGCAAAACTAGCGTTATTATTTATTATCATCATTTGTATAAATTCTGATATTTGATTCCATGCTAATTTTACCGCTTCAGCATTTTGTTGAATATATGTTCCAACTTCTGTTTTGCCAACTTTTTTATTTACTTCTGATGTTATATTGTCTGATACTAATTTTATTGCAGCATTCATTTCAGTCGTTTTAGAATAACTTTCAAGCTTTTTATTTACATTAATATCAACTTGTTCTGCAGTTTGATTTATTGCACTATTCATTTCAACCTTTGAAGCATATATATTAGTCATGTCATTTTGAATTGCAAATTTAGCTTTCAAACTCGCTGTATAGTTTTTTATTGATAATGTGTTTGTACCATCAAATAATTCAATTGAAAAATCTCCTAAATCTTCTGTTGCTGCAGTTGATTTTATACTTCCATCTGTATTGATTCTTCTTATTACTTTTGCTTTTCCATTTTCCAATATATATTCGTCATATGTACTGCCATTTTGTCTTAACACATCTTCAATTCCTAGTTCATATTCCTTTGAATTTCCTTTTGAATCTGTTATTACAATTAGGCTATCTCCAAGTAAATACAAATCATCACTTAAAACTACATCATCACTAATTTTCAAACTACTAAATACATCATTATTTCCATAAATATGTAACTCGATTAATTCTCCTGCAACTGCATTTCCTAGTGATATTGTTTTATTTCCTTCAATTACATTTGTTGTTTCTTCTATGTGAGAGACTTTGTCACTTATACTATCTATTGTCTGTTCATGTTTTGTAAGCTTTTCTGTGTTTTCTGTTGTTTCCTTAGCTAATTGAGTTAATTTTAAATTTTCTTCGTCTATTTGACTTTGAATTTTTCTATTTATAACTTGTTGACTCTGTTTTCTTGTTGTTGTATCTTGTTTTTGTTTTATTGCTATTTTACTTTTTATGTCTGCTATAAATCGTTTGTTTAATGTCATTTCGCCTTGATAAATTACCTTTTTGCCATCAATATTAATAATATCTCCAATATCAACAGCTGGATTTATTATTGTTGTTCCTTCAAAACTATAAAAATCTAAATCTTTTACAGCATCATATATTTTTTGGATATCATCTTCTTCGCTAATAAATAAATTCTCTTGTCTAATCCAAAGTGTATCTTTTGTTTCATCTCCTACTTTAAATGATTCTGTTCCATTCTCATAAGCTACTCTTGATATCTGATGTCCTTCACCCCATTTGTAAGTTTTAAATAACCTTTGAGGAATTATTTCTTCATCTTCTCCAAGTTTTTTTATTTGAATTTTACCAGTTCTACCAGCACAACAAAATCCTCCAGCTTTTTCTGAAATATAACTCATATACTCTCTTGCTTTTACTTCATTGTCATAAACATATATTTTTTTATTAGAATTAAGAAAAGAGCTTGTTTCTAATTCAAGCCCTTTCTTTTTACATATATCTTCTGCTATTTCACTTAAAGTTGCATAGCCTTTTTTCTTTATCAATTCACTAGCATCATAATATCCATCGTCTGCATCTAATTTTATAATATTGTCTACAGCTTTTATATTTATTACATTGCTATCTTCATCGTCATAGTCATCTACATTATAAATCCCGTATTGGCATCATTTCAAAACTATCATCATGCTTTGCTAAGCTTTTTACTTGTAATTTATTTAGATCACATACTAGCATTTTATTTAACTCTGCAACTGTTATAGCATGATTTACTAAAACACCATATTCTATTCTTATTGTCTTAGGATTCGTTATTCCTGAATTTTTATGTATTTTCATCTCTATGTATTGACTTGGAACACTTCCCAACTCTAGTTTTTCATCAAATAGTTCTCCTCCATGTTTAAAATCTAGCAAATATTTGGGATTTAATAATACATCATCTATATAAATATTAGTAACTGTTAGTGCATTGCTTTTATATATTGTTTTTATTGCTTTTTCTGTTAATCCTTTATACATCGTTTACCTCCAAAACAATTTGCTTTTGTGCATCTGTTAATTCTTTTTGCATTAAATTAAATGATGTTTTCCATTTTGTCTTTTCTGTTTCTGTTCCTTTTTCTGTTTTTATCATTTCAACTTTTCTCTTTGAAACTCTAAACTTAGCTCCTTCTAAAAATCCACCTTTTACAACTGGAATTTTTATATCCAATATAAATGGATTCTTAAATGTTTTTTGACATAATTCTTCTGCTTCTTCTTCTGTATTAAAATCCCATGACATAGAAAGCTTTAACATTCCTACTGCAATGGGATTATCAATTAAAGAACCATCATCGTTTGATGTATAACTATCTTTGTCTGTATCTTCTATGTCTGCACTATATGTACTTGGTGTTGGTAAATTTTCTTCTTTTCCATGTTCTCTCCATAACATAATTTTATCCTCCTATTAAAGCTTCTATGTCTTTGCCTGTTCTTCTTGTTTTATCTCTTAAATCATCTAGCAATATTTGTCCCAGCTTTTTGTTTCCTACATTAATTGTTAAGTTTATTGGTCTATCACTATTATCTAGTGATGCAAAATCTGATAATACATCTTCAAATGTATTTGCAATATTTGATGGTTGAATATTTATAGGTTCTATTTTAGGTTGAATTGGATTAAATCTAGTTATTGAATCAGTATTAATTGTATATGACATCATGTTTGCCAAATTTTCTATTTCACTTTTTACTTTATTTGTATTAGCCTTTATTCCACTTACCATTAAGTCTATCATATCTGGCATATATGTATGAAAATTGCTTAATGGTCCATCTTCTGGCTCAGAAAATCCTAATAAGCTTTTTATTTTATTTGCCACTGAATTTACTGCACTAGTAACTCTTCCTATGTTGTTTTTAATACCTGAAGCCATATTGCTCACTAAATCTTTTCCCCAATCAGATGATTTACTGCTTAAATTGCTAAAAGTATTTTTGATTGTCTCTGACATACTTGATAAGTTTTTATCATTTTTAATGTTGTTCCAAGTATCTGTTATTTTGCTTTTAATATTATCAAATTTTTCTTTTGCATTGTCTTTTATATTTTTCCAAGTATCTGTAACATTTCCTTTTATTTCTTCCCATTTTTCTTTTGTTTTGCTTTTTACTTTTTCCCAAGTATCTTCTACTTTTTCCTTTATTTCTTTAAACTTATCTTTCACATTTTTAGAAAATTCTTCAAATATTCCTGCAACTTTTTCCCATATTCCTGTTAATCCATTTTTTAAACCTTCTATAATAAATTTTCCTTGTTCTTCCATAACTGTTGATGGAGAATGTATTCCAAAAACACTTTTAAAGCCATCTATGAATGGCTTAAATATATTGTCATATATCCATTGCCCTATGCCAATAACAGCATCTCCTATTCCTTTAAATATTCCTAATACTATATTTCCTCCACATTCTTCAATCTTTTCATCGAAATATTTTCCTATTCCAGTAAAAGCATCACTTATTAATGTTCCCAAAAAAAGTGCAAGTCCACCTAGTGCAGTTCCTATACCTTTGAATATCGCTGATACAACTCCGCTCCAATCAATATTTTTTACAAATTCTTCAACATCTCTTGCTATTTGTTGCCAGTCAATAGTTTCTAATGTTGTAGATATTGTGTCTAATGTTCCTTTTATTCCTTCACTCAATGTTTTAGCTGCTACTGACCAATCTACATTATTGAGAAATCCATTTATAGAATCCCCTATAGCTTTTCCAAATTGTTTCCAATCAAAGTTAGTTACGAAATTATAGCAAAAATAAATAATTGTATTTAATCCTTGTGCAAATGTATTTCCAACCTTATTCCAATCAGTTTCTTTTATTCCACCATTTAAAAATTGTGCAATATTAGTTCCTATTTTCTTTGCTGTATTTTGAATTTTGTCCCAAGGTATACTATTTATTGCTTCATTTATTTTTTTACCAATTGTTTCCCCTACTTGATACCAATTTCCTTGATTTATCGCATCAATTATTGGATTAGAATTACTATCCATTTTTGATAAATCTATATTAGGATTGCTTGAACTATTGCTATTATTCTTGTTATCTGAAACATTGTTAATTTCACTATGCACACTTGATAAAGATTTACTTGCTTGTTTTGCACTACTTGATGTATTTTTTATTGATGAAGATGTTGCTTTAGCGAATATATTTACTCCTGACATTGCATAAACTACACTTTGAATAGCTTTCATCAATTGATATACTAAACTAGTTACATATTGTATAACTGGCGCAAATACACTCCCCATCGCATATTTCATATATTCTATATTTGCACTTAATTGTTGTGCTCCTTTATTTTGACTTCCTAGCCAAGCTTGAGCACTACCACTCAATGCAGAATAGATACTTCTTAAACTAAATAATGCTGTAGCATATTTTAATACATGTCCTAGTCCATTTTTTATTCCACCATTCCATTGTTTTATTTGGTTCATAATTTTAATTGTTATTCCTGATATATTATTCATAGATGGTGTTATTTTCTTTAAACTTGAAAAAAAGCTAGAGAAAAAGTTTCCTTTGCCACCTTTTTCTAGCTTATCTTTTTTATTGTTTAATCTTTCTAATTCTGCTTCAGCTTCTATTATTTCTTTAGTGTTTAAATGTATATTACCCTCTTTTGCGTTTTCTAGTTTTTCTTCTACCTCACTTATTTTATATTTTACTAATTCTAACTCTTTCGAACCTCCAACTTGTTGCATTTGTTGTTTAAATTGTCTAACAAATGGAATAACTTGTTGAATTTTGCTTTTTATCATATCCCATAAATTAATTGAGTTTGTATCTGGTTTTATATTTTCTGTATTATTATTAATGCTTCCTCTATATCCAGTTATTTTAGGTCCAGTATTTTTAAGTTCTGGTGCTTTTATTTCTGGAATTTTAATTTCTTCTGATGTACTTTTCAGTGTCTTTAAATGTCCTGTTAATTTCATTATTTCTTTAGAATAACCAGTAATATTCTTTATATTAAATGTTTGTCCATTTATTGTCATTCCACTAATATCGTTTGGATCAAAGTCTTTTTTATAATTATTCACATAATCATTAATTGCCTTAGTATCATACTTTATGAATTTTTTATTAGATGTTTCATTCGTGCTTTTATTAAAATTCATTGTTTTTTTTCTAACGTTATCATAAGCATTTGCTAAGGCTCCTATATTGGCTTTATATTTAGTAATCTCTTTTGATACACCTTTTATTTGTTCTTTTAATCCATATATTTTTATACCTGAAATATCGTTTGGATTCCATCCGTGAGGTTGTCTGTTTTTTTAGACTATCTAAAGCTCTTTGAGTTTGACTTATTGTTTTCTTTGCATCTTTATTGTTAACCTTAATTGATATTTCGTTGTTTTTAGTTGCCTTTTTAATATCCTCAATTTGTCTTTTTACTTGAACTGCTGATTGTTTTACTTTATTATTAAACTCTTTCATATTTACTTTTGAAAAAGCTTCTTGTGCTTGTTTCATTACTTTCTTTATTGCTGGTAAAAACTTCTCAAATTCTTTTAATGCTTCTTCTACTTTTGCAGTTACAATGATTTCTATCTCTTCCACTGTCATAAGCTAGTCCTCCTTTCATAATATATTTCAACAAACAATTCATTTAAATTGTAAGTATTCTTAATAGCATTTTTTTGCTATCATCAAATATGGTTAATGCATCATCTACAGATATTGAATATTTGAACATTGTTCTCAATACATCTGTTACTATTGGTGCATTATCCTTTGATGTTTTAAAATCATTAAATATTGTATTATATTGTTTTTGTACCAATTCTTCTAGAGTTGGTTTTGTTTTTTCTTCCATACTTTCCTCCATTTACTTATATTTTAATTTAACACTTGTTTTTAAAAAGGTTTTCAGAAATCAGAAAAACCGATAAAAGAAGAATTATCCTTTTGGGCTCAAATTCTAGCAGCATTTATACAGATGCCACATTAATTACAGGTGCTTCGGCACCTTCTTTTTTTATTTGAAAATCTCCTTCAATTATCACTTGTATATCATTTGTCTTTATACTTGTAATGTTGTCATTTATTATTATTTCAACCATATTTCCTCCCATTATAAAAAGCACCTTTTATGGTGCTTTAGTTTTAACATATTGATATTTGTTCTTCTTCCATTCTTGGAAGTATTCCTTTTGATTTCAAAAACTCATATAAAAATAATCTACCTTTTTGAGTCCACATCATACTTGTCCTACTTCCTTGTGATCCATTTGAATGTGTAAACTCAAATGTTTTTGTTTGTGTATATCCTTTTCCTCTATATTTCTTATATAAGAGCCAATCTTTACCTTGTTTATATTGAATACCAAATTTATTTAATACTTTATTAAATTCTATTGTCGAAAATCCATAATCACAAGCTATTACATTTGCCTTTGTTAAATCATCACATTGTAATATTCTATCTGTATAATCAGCTTTTGGTTTTAATTCTCCAATAAGTTGGTCTTTTTTATTATTCTCTGCAAGTAAATTGTTGTTTTCTTTTCTTAAATTCTCAACTTTTGTGTTTAATACATTCATAGCCTTTAAGATTAATTCATCTTCATTCATATTTTCTTCACCTGCTATATATCCACCTGTTTTTCTTATGGCTGGTAATACTTCACTTGTTACCCATTTTTTAAACTTTTTAGCATTTGGTAACTTACTTGACATTATCAAACTATATAAACCACTTTCATTTATTAACCATGTTTCCTGTTTTCTTCCTAATTCATCGACGATGGGATATTTTATCCTATCATCTTCATCTATGTGATTTACTATTGCTTTATGTGGTTCTTTGTATATTAAACTTTCAGCTACATCTTTTCCAACAAACCAAGGCTCATTATTTATTTCAAAACTTCTAATTTCTCCAAACTCTTCATTTTTAAATATCATTAAATCATTCATACTACTTTATTCTCCTTTTTGTATTATTTTTAATCCTTTTACCTTCTTCCACTCCTTCAATATGTACTAAAACTATTGATATTGTTAAAGGTAATACTATACTAAAAAACATCCCCCATAAATTAGTTATATGCATTTAGAACACCTTCTTTCTTCAAGTTGTTCTATTAAATCTTCCCATGTTGCTTTTCCGTCTTGCACTAATTTATATCCATTTTTACAAAAGTTATAAACATATGAATCAATTCTCTTACCTATTTGTTTTTCATACTCAATAACATATTTATCAAATTTACTTATTTCGAATTTTTCACTCTTCTGTAAATGAAATCCATCTTGTAATTCTTTTTCAATTCCACTTATAATTTCATCAAGTGTTCTCTTTTCATTTTGTGCAATACTTATTATAGTAGTTCTATCTTTAATTGTAAAAGTAAAATAAGTATTATCTTTAAAATAATTTTCTTTGTCTTGTTCTTTTGTTCTATATTCAATTTTTAATTTTGGCATAATAAAAAGACCTTCCTTTCAATTTTGTATTGAAATTTCAGTCCTACTATGATACAATATATTTGTAGGAACAAAATTTCTATGTATTGGATAATGTGAAAATTTGGCGATGGACACATTATCCTACTTTTTTATTTCTGTATAGACCTTATCTATACCCTCTCTAATTATTTCTGATTTTTTCTTTCCTGTTTGATTACAACAATATTCTAACTTATCTATGTCACTCTGTGATAATCTTATTCTTGTATTAAGTTTTTTAGGGTCATCTGTTGGTCTCCCTTTCATTTTTCCACCTCTCTTTCTGTATCCACATATATATTATAATATGTATCCACAAATGTCAAGAGGTTTTTTAAAAATTTAAAAAAAGAACTTACGTAAGTAAATTCTTTTCTTTCAATTTAATTATTAAATTTTCTGTGCTTATATTCTCGTTATATTTCCATTCTATTAATATTACATTATGTTCTATGCATAATTTTTTCTTTCTGTTGTCATTCTCTTGTTGACGAATAAAACTTTCTTTCCCTCCAAAAAAGTTAATTGGTTCGAAATGTTGTTGTCCCTGATATTCTATTGCTATTTGTCGAGATGGTATAAAAATATCTATTGATTGCTTTCCTAGCCATTCTGTTCTATACTGATAAATAGCATCTTTAAAAACATCTTTTACTATTTTATATAATGTTAATTCCGAAGTATTTTTGAGTTTCGTATTTAAAGGTAACCCTAAAATTTCTTTTATAACATTGTCTCTTTCTATATATGCATTATGTACCGCCTTCATTGAATCATTAAAATTGTTAAATCTATAATTCCAACAAATTATATTATTTAACGCTTGGTATGTCTCAAATTCTTTAATATATTCTTCATATAAATATTTCATTGCTTTATTTTCTTTTACATGAGTAGCTTTAATAATTTCTTGAAAAATTTCATTTTCTTTGCTTATATCTATATTTTGGGCAATGCAATTTTTGTATATCTGTCCATGAGTTCCTATTCCTAATATATCACTAAACAAATAATTACATACTCTTATTTCATTACCATATAGAATATTCATATTATATATTCTTTCAATCTCATTTATATTAAAATATACTTTATAATTTATATTTTTTTCATTATTTAAAACATTATCTAATATTTCAATTTTTTCCGCATAATGGTATGCATAATATTCCTTTACCCAAAAGTCTAAATCATTTACTTTTCCAAAGAAAAAAACTGTTTTATCTTTAGGAATTTTAAATAATCTTCTTTTTATATTATATTTTTTTAATATATATTTTCCCTCAAAACTATTTATTTGTTTTAACATCTCTTCTTTTGTCGGATACATTTCTTACTTCCTTACATACAAGTTAATCTATATTATATACAATAAAAGCATCAATTTATCAAGTTCTTTCTTAGTTGTTTTGTTTTTTTGTTGCTCTTAATGGTGCTCCTACATTATCTCTAAAACTTCCTAATAATATCTTTATTGTATCTAAAAACCATCCAATCATACATAACCCAAAAGTAAATGTATATAATAATCCTTTTCCTATATTTCCAACATAATATTGATGTAAACCAAACCATCCTCCAAATATACACATAATTAAAGCTGTGTCTTTATTTTTATCTGATGTAATCGTTTGATAATGAGCCATATTGCATTCCTCCTCTTATTTATTCTATAAAAGGATTATATCACTTTTTTTGAAAAAAGTTGTCGAAATTTGTCGAAAACATTATTTTTTTAAAATAATTCTTTATAGCAATCTCTAATAAGTATTGATTTTGCATTTTGATTCATACAATCACCTGCAATTAATTTATTTGTCGTTGCTTCATTTAAATTAATTTGCGTTTTTAAATCATCATTTCTTTTTATTAAATTAGCTTGGCAATAATTAACTATATCTTTATACCTTCCATTCCAAAATTCACTAGGTTTTAGTCCAAAAAAATATGATAATAGTTCTAATGAATATATTAAATCAGTTGTATTGTCAGCGTTGCTTATTTTTTCTAATATTCCATCTAATCCTCTGAAAATATTTCTCTTTCCGCCAATTGTCCTATTATTTTTTCTGCTGATGTCTTGATTAGTGATTCCATATTGATTCCTGATAATGGATTTGATATTTTCTGTTCCATTTCCTCTTTTGTCATTTGACTTTTGAAAAAACCCTCATCATTTATTGCACCTGCTATTTCACTAAATATATCACCATATGCTTTGTTGTTTTCTTCTTTATAATCATCTATAAATTCAAAAACTTCATCACTTGTTTTAAATGATTTAATTCCCGCTTCATCTTCTGCAAACGCATATATTATTTTTGCTAAGGCATCTAAATCATTTTCGGTTACTGCTTTAAAATATAAATCTTCAAAATTCTTTCCTTTTAATATATTAGTTATATTTACTATTTTTCTTGTTGTAAATACTAAATTTATTGTTTTGTTTTTGGTTACTAATTCCATATTTCTCTCCTTTGCAAAAGAGAGAAGGCTTTATTTTGCTGCCTTCTCCTTATTAGTGTCTATTCCTGTTTGTTCTGACACGACACTTACATCAGAACTAGACTGTGGGAAAGCCGTCGCTTTCTTCCACATCACTATTTTTATATATTGTAACTGTCTCTTTTAAAAATTCTCCTACTGATACTTCTCCCATTGTAACAAACATTTGTCCTTTTAATGTTCTTACTAATGGTTGACTTCCTGATGGAGCAGTATGTGCTGGATTTTGGAAAAACCAGTACAAGTCTTTGTTCATTAAGTTTCTTAATTTTTTATGTTGTGTATGTGTAAAGTATATATCTAATTCAATATTAGATGCCTTTTTTATTCCTGGTACTGAAAATTCATAATCTAAATCCAATGCAGATCCAGTTACTGCATCTGGTGCTTCTTCTAATGCTGGTACTTTTTCAGTAAAAGCAATTTGTGTTCTTTCTCCTATTTTTGTTTCAGAATACCAAACTTTTACCCATTTACTTATGTCAGGCATTTGATCTGCAACCGTATTTGTGTCTTTTATTTCATTACTAGCCATTTTTAATTCCTCCTATTATCTTATAAAATCAAATGAGTTCATTATTGCATTATAAATGACCTCAAATGTTATTGTTATACCATATTTTTGCAATATAGAGTCGTATATTGCTGGGCTGGTATTTGTCCTTATAAAATTTAATTTTTGAAGTTTTGTACTAACTTCATCTGTCATTTGCATTGCTTGTCTTTGTTTTTCATTCCAACATGTTATAGATATTTGAAATGTAGACTTAATTGGAAATGCATTTTCTGTTTTATTCACAGATTTCAAAGGTGTGTGTAATTCTAAACAAGGAAATTTACTTGTTGTTGTTGGATTTGTTAATATTTGATTATATTTTAATGTTTCTAGTTGTTCATATAATAAATCACTAAAATCTTTTATACTTAAATCTCTCATTTGCATACCTCCTTTAACATCTGCTCTAATTTTTCCTTGATAATCTCTGCATTTTCATTTCTACTTTTAAATTCAGCATCTCCAAGGAAATGATTTGCCTTTGCTCCAACTGCAACATAAAATTGTTTGTTATTTATAGTTACAATTGGATAACTTAATGACCTACCTACTTTATTTATAGGTATATACCATTCTGTAAAACCTGATTCAATAAAGTGCTTTGTTTTTCCTATATGCTCTTGTTCTGCATATTGTCCTGTTCCAAAATACTCAAACAACAAATATGATTGACCATTTTCAGTCATAAACTTAGTTGGATTCGCAAAAACTCGCCCGTTTCACTTCTTTAGTTGACATATCTACCATTTCAACTAAAATTCCTTCTGAATTATGACCTTTTTCTAGCCTTATTGCATAACCTCTAATGTTATTTAAAACATCTTCTGTTATTTCTTTTGCCATCTCTGGTACATTTTGAATTATAGCTTCTATATTTTTAAAATTATGTTTTACTTTTATGTTACAATTAAAATTAATCATTTTTGCATTTTCTCCAATATATATAACATTGTACTACCTATTTTTAAAGCATCTTTTACATAATATTCTGGTATAAAATCTTCTAGCTCCGATATATTTTCAAATGATATTCCATCACCTTTATTTATAAGATACTTTCTTGTAGTTCTTGCTTTATATCTACTATAGTCAACTTCTCCTGTTGATTTCCTATCGAGTTCATTTATATCCTGCTGAATATTTAAATAAGCTATACCAACATTACTTTCCTTTGCTAATTTATATACTTCTAGTTCATTCAAGTCTTTTAATGACATTTCATTTATTTCTTTTACCGACAAGCCTTTTCCTTTATATCTCCACTTTTTTTCTGTTTCTCCGATGGTCTTCTATTTCTTTATATTCTGATATGTAAACTTTTGTTAAATCTCGTAATAACATTAAAGTAGCCTCCTTATTGTTGATACATCTATCCTTAATTTCTTTTCTATATCATTAAATGTTGAAGAAACACTTCCTTCATTTCTTGATAAAAGGCCTTCTGCTCCTCTGCATAAATATTCGGATATAACAGCTTTTTTTATGTATGGAAATAACTTTTTATCATCTTCTTTTCGATTAGAAGCAGCACAGGCAATAGAAGTCATATCATCTATTATGTCTTTTATTACATTATCTGTATCTTCAATGTAATTTGCTCCTAATCTTTGCTTTATTTGTTCTAACATCTATTGCCTTCCTTTCTATCCTTTTGAGATTATTCTTGCTATAGCGATTTCTTTATGGTTATATGTATTTCCATCAGAACCTACTACTAAATCCCAGTTTGCTCCATCTGCTAATTCTTCATCTGTTGGTGAATCTGTTGCTTGATTTTTCATTAAGTAACTAACACCATGAGGAGCCATTACTTTTCTTTGTCTTTCATATAAGTAATCTCTATCATTATCAGCATCTCTATCCATTTCATGAGGTACTTTTGCTCCTAAGTCTTCATAGTCAAATGCTCCTTTTCCGAAAACATAAGTAACATACTTAGAATCTCCATATCCTGAAACTTCATAATAGTTTCCAATATTTTCAACAGAAGGTTCTGCAACTGCTGTATAATTTGTTCCGCTTTTTGTATAATATGTTTTTCCTTCTGTTAAAGTTTTATCAGAAGTTTTTGCATATATTGGGTCTCCCTCTTCTTCTGTTATTTCGTCATATTCAATTAATAATTTTCCATTCCATGTATAAACATTTAGTTCTCTTTCAATTCCATTTGGGTCATTGTATCTTAAGTTTGTTACTAATTTTTTTCCTTCTAGATTTGTTACTATTACAGAGTTTGCTACTGCTAATTTAAAGTTTCTTCTTCTATCTCCACATGCTTTTTGTAACGCTGTATTTAATGTTGTTTCAGCTACTGATGACTCTTTTTCTCCTGATATATCATATGTGTGTTTTGAAGCAAAAACTTTACCTGCATCTGATTTCATTGAGAATAATGCTTTTGTTATAATTAATAATACATCTTCCCATGCGCTATCCCAGTAATCTCCTAGTTGGTCTGCAACTTGACTCATAAAGTCTTTTTTACATCATATGTAAAGTCATCTTCATAAAACTTGTCTTTTCTACCAATAGCAACAACACCTTGTTTATATGTTGGTAATGTTTTTCCTTCATCATATTTTGTTTTTCCATCATAGTTTACTGGTTTTCCTTTTAATCTTCCTATCATTGGAATTATTCCATATTCAGCACCAGTTTGTGATGCAAACATTTCTCTTATTCTATTGTTTCCTTGTAATACTCCTGATTTTATTAATAAATTTAATCTTTCTTGTGGGATTGTGTCATAATAAGCACCGAATGCTCTTTCATTAAAGTATTTTTTGTTAAATGTTCCTGTACTTGTAAAATCTGCCATTTTTTATACCTTCTTTCTTTTAATTTTTATATTTTGATAATTTGCAAAGTTCTTCATAAGTCATTTGACTTTCTGGTTTAGAACCTTCAATTGAATCTCCTGTTTGAGGAGCAGGTTCTCTAGAATACTCATTTATTGTTTTTTCTCTCTCTGCTTTTGATACTTTTTCAAATATATCTAATTTTGAATTGATACTTTCAGCAGTTTCTCTTGAAAAATCAATAGTTTCTATATATCCTAATGAGATACCTCTTTGACTTGCTTGGCGAATTGTTTCGTCTTTTAGTCTATAAGCATTTAGTTCATTTTCAGCTTTATTTGCTCTAGCTCTTTCTTGCTCTAATTCATAAGATTTCTTTTGATCTTCGTCCATCTTTGCAAGTTTATCAGCTTCTGCTTTCTTTGCTTCCATTTCTTCTAAAATTGCTTGTCTTTGTTTTTGCTTTTCAGCATTAATCATTTTGTTTACTTCATCTCTTGTAAAAGTTTTTTCTTTATTTTCTTCTACTTTTGACGTTTCAACTTTTTCTACACTCTCGGCAGTAGATTCCATATCTTTTTTTATTTCTTCATTATTTTCCATAAATAATGCCCTCCTTTAACTTTCTCGGCTAAGTTATAACCAAACTATTTGACTTTTTACGGAAGTCTAACCAAATAAAAATAGACCTTTTAAAGCCTTGTCTAGGGCATAAAAATAAGAACTAGTCGACTTAGCTCTTGTTATATAATTATAAAATGTTAATAACTTATTTATTATCTTTATTTTTTGCTTTCATATATCCATCAGCAAAATTATATTTAACTATCCAAATAACTGGTCTAAATATTGTAATTATAGTAAATATGATCCAATACCAAGTAGGCATTTGTAATTTAATGCTTAACATTAAAACTAATAACCACATATTATTTTTCCTCCCTTGTTATTCCTTTTATTGCCCAAAACTGTGCTTCTTCTAGTTTAGTTAATGCTAATGATGTTTCTCTACTTGGTTTGCACTTTAAATCAATTTCATCATAGATAATTGAAAAACATTCTCTTATATGTTGTATTCTGTTGTTTTTTTCTTCATCTACTGCTAAATATTTTGCTCTATCGTTCATTTTTTCACCTTTTTTCCATAATAAAAGCACCTACTTTTTAGTAAGTGCTTAAAATATTGTTTTCTTTAATTTATTGTTTCTCATGCTTTCTTGTTCTTCTTTTATTAATTTTTCATACTCTTTTCGTATGTCATCAGGTGTGTTTTCTTTTAATTTTGTCCTATTTCCATTTTCGTCTTCTTCATCAGATAACCAATCTAACCATCTAGGATTCAGTATCATTTATATCATTCCTCTCATTATTTTTATGATTTCTCTACTTAATATACTTGCGTTTTTTCCATTTCTATAATAATCTGAAAATGCTTCTCCTATTGTCTCACTATATTTCGTTTTTGCATATTTAGAAATATTATTCCTTAATAAGTCTTGTGACATTTTATCATTAACTCCTAAATTATTAAATGCTTTGGCTACAATTTCTTTTGTTGTTATATCATTATTCCAGTCTTTAATTATTAGATTTTTATCAGCATATCTGTTTTTAATTATTTCATATGTAACACAATGGCCTAATTCGTGATTTCCTAAATCCTCATACTTTGTATTTTTAGGATGAAATCCATTTTTTACATCATTTTGATATTGTTCTTTTACTATATTTTCATCTCCATAAAAGTTTCTACTTACTTCCATTATACATTTATTATCCTGTATATCTGGAGTTATATTTAATCCTCCATATGGATGTTCTATTACTCTTATTTCTTTTATTGCATTTTCTATTTGTGGAAAATCTTTATAAACTTTATTCATATTATTTAATGTTTTCAATAATGCTTCTTTATCCAATCCTTTTAATTTGGCTTTTTTAACATTATATTTATTTTTTACAATCTTTTCTAAATCACTATCAAAAATACCATACTTCTTTTCTAGTTCATAATATGGTAAATACACAACATAACTTCTGCAATGGTGATAATGGTGCATTATTGTTGGAAGATTTAACCCCAAAACAAGTCCTCTACATCGTATCCTTTGCATTGTTAATTCTTTTTGTGTTTCTCCGCCAGTATCTATCAAATACATTTTCTTTATTGATATAAAACTCTTGTCCATCAAGGCTTTGGCACATCAACGTAGTTCTATCGTCCTCTACTGCAACAAATCTAACTTTTGCATTATCTTCTGCAACTGATTTTATTCCTTCAACTTTTGCTAAATTACTTAAACCTATTAATGTTAAATCCATATAGCCTGATATTTTGTCATTATTTATATTGAGCTTTTGATTATTTTGCTTGTTTATTATATTCTGATAAACATTAGAATCGATTTTTAGGTCTTTTTGTTGCATTATATCATAAATTACTTGTTTGTACAATTGCTCTGTATTATATTTGATTATTATCTCAATATATTGTTTTAAATTAAATCCTGAATAATTAGGTTGATCCAATAATGCAAGAAACAAAGCCATTGGAATTATTGATGGCTTTTTCTTTTTGGTTACTTCTTGTTGTCCTTGTTCATAGTAATAATTGGCATCTTCATACATTATTTGCTTTTCTTGTTTTTCAAGTTTGCTTTGTTCTTCTATATATGCACTATAAATAAGCAATTCTAATATTTCACTATTCTTTACTCTTGTTCTTTTATAAATATTGTTTACTAATGCAGTAAAGTAATTATTATTTTTCAATAATCCTTGTTCTTTCCATTGTTCTATATATGTATTTATTCTTTTCTTAGTTTTATTATCTGTAATATTATAGATGTTTTCTATTGTAAAATTAAATGTATCAAAGATTTCCTGAAGTCTGTTCTGTGTTTGTTTTGATGTTTTATTATATAGTTGTTTTAATTGTTTCATATAATTATCATGTTGCTCCCACATATAAAGCACCTCTATTCTTTATTAATTTGCTTATTAACTACTTTTGCTTGTTCTTTCTTATCGTCTGCTGTTAGTTTTTGTGCTTTCTGTGTATCTGTTAAATCTGTTACTTTATCATCTTGCTTATCTTCTTTATTATCTTGCTCTACTCCTGCTTGTCCCATAATTTGCATTTGTTGTAAATTCTTTTGTATGTTTTCTTCATTTTGTAGATCCATTTTTGCTAATTCGCTTGTTGCATCTAAATCAAGATTTAATAAATTTATAACTGTCTCATCTGGTAATAATCCTCTTACTTTTAATGCATTTGTAATGTCCGTTGCCTTGTCTGATGGTAAATTTCTATTTAATTTCACCTCAATATCTCTAAAATCATACGTTTTGCCTTTTTCCTTATTGAATTTTTCTAATATAATTCTCCATCTTCTTGTTAATCCTTCAAGGAAATCTCCTTCAAATGTTGCTATATATTGTTGTAAACCAAAAAACTTTTTTTCTAATGCACTATTATTATCTGCTGATGTAAAACCTAAATCAGTCATATTAGGACAAAATGAACATAAACATATAATATCCATTAATGTTTTTTTATGGTTCTGTAATGCTGTATCATTTACATTCTTTTCAACCCACCATAAATTACTATCAACTTCTCTGTTTCCATCTAAATATCTTACTCTACTTGTTAATACATACTCATCTTCTTTTTGTCTTGCAGGATTTATGATATCCTCGCCTTTATCGTTTTGTATAATCATTGGATTTTCTGGTGTATATCCTTTTACTGCCAATATTGCCTCGTCATTATATTTGAATACATTTCTCGAATTTTGAATACATCTTTCATACGCTTTTATTAAACTTATTACCGGTTCAAATATTGCCATTCCATCACAATTTTCTATTGCTGTTGCCGGTATATCGTCATCCCATTTTTTGGGCTGTTTCTCTTTTATATTTTCTTTAAATAATGGTTCATCTTTAAATTGTTGTTCGTATATTGGTATCCCAAATAATTTTCTTTTTTCTGGTGTATCGTAATAGTACCTTTTTCCATCAGCAGTTGTTAGTTCTATCATTTGTTGATATTCACCATTTGCCATATATGTACGGATTATTCTATATATACCTATTATTTTTTTTGGTAATGAATAATCCCATATAGCAACCGTTTCTAACGCATCACTTCTTGTTATTATTATTTCTCCTGTAGTTTCATCTTTATAATATATTTCATAACAAGCTCTTTTTACTAAATAATCTAAAACCATGTGTAAAAAATGTGAACCATCCTTATTATAATCAACTATATGTTTTATTAATTCTTCTATTTCTTTTATTTTTTGTTCATCGTTAGTTTCATGATTAAATAATTCTTTTATTATCTTGTCTTTGTCTGCATTAAAAGCTTTTACTTTATAAGTCGGTGCTTTTCCTCCAAAATAACCTGCTGACATAATTGATATATATCTTTCTAATGGTACTTTTATATCTTCATCATCCAAACTTGCTAATTCTTCGTCTGTTAGTTTTCTTCTGAACTTCTCATATAATTCTTTTCTAATGTCTAATTCTTCTTGAGCTTTAAAATATATGTCTGTTATACTTCTTTCTTCTGCTAATCTTTCCTTGCTATATCTTAACATTGTTCCCTCCAATCAAAAAAAGCACCCACTTGGTAGGTGTTACATTTTTATAAATGATTTATTAGTCATTTCCATATTTATATTTTTAGGTTTTGGATTTTCATATACCCCTGTTAAACAATCTTCTGCATCATCATGTTCATTTTTTCCTGTTCTTACATAATGTTTTAAATGTTTAGCAAACTCTGGCCATCTATCTTCCCAATTAATAGGAAAATACACATTGTTCATTACTCCTGTTGAATTACTTAATATTCTCGCAACTTTATTATCTCCTTGATGAAACCATCTAACATTTGTATGTCTGTTACCCAATTTTCTTAAATTTGTTATTACATTTCTTGCAAATCCTCTGCCACCGTTGTTACTTTCTATATTTGCATTTCCAACATTATCTTTGGTCATCATTTCTGCTACTGCTGGTTCTGTTACTTCCATCGGATCTTGTGTAAAAATAACATCTAAAATATAGTGTTCATTATTATACATCTGATAATCTATTGAACATAAATAATCATCACCTTCGTCTGCAGTATCTGTATAGTTCATAACATAATGTGCTGGTGGTAATTTTTCATAAGTTTTAAATAATGTATATAATCTATTCTTTACATCTATTGGCTCTTGTTGATAGTTAGCGTAAACAATGTCTTTATTCATATTCTTTGTTTTAAATTCATAATCTTCTTTGCTTAACACATCTTTACACAACATTGAGCCGTCTTCTTGGACTGCTTTGTAATTTATATGTCTTACATTAGAATAGTTCTCTAATATATATCCTGCTAAATCATTACTAGACCATCTTGTCATAATAATTATTAATTTAAATCCATTTTCAGTTCTTGATAGCATTGTATTATTAAACCAATCTATATGATTTTTCAATGTATTTTCGTTGTAAGCTTCTTTAGCATTTTTTATAAGGTCATCTATTATCATTATTGTACAACCAAAACCAGTTGCTGTACCTGTCGGTGACGTTGCTAAATAATTTGCTACTTTACTACCAGCTAATGCCCATTTTTTTTGTGTAGCTTCGCCATCTTTAATTTTTGTATTAGGAAATATATCATTATACACAATTACACCTTCTGTTTTTCCAGAGGCTATTGTGTCTCTTACTGATTTTGCAAATGAACTTGATAGATCTTCGTTGTACGATCCTGTCATTATTTTTTCATTTGGATTTGTTCCTAATACCCATTCTACAAATTTTCCAGCAGTTCTAGATTTACCGATGTCTAGGTGGCATATTAATTACGCATACTTTTTCATCGCTCTTATAAAAATCTTGTAATTGATAGCATAAATCTTTTAAAAATACTCGTTCTTCTTTATAAAAATCAGATGCGGTTAATTTGCAATACTCAAAAAAATCACGTCTAGCTAATTCTAAACGTGCTTGTTTTTTTATTTCTTCTCTTACATCATTATTCATTTAATATCTTTCTCAACTCTTCTGTTGACATTCCTGAAAATGGATTATTGGTATTAACATTACCATCAATCGTTACCTTTTCTTTAAACATTCCTAAATGTCTTCCTAGCAATTCAAGAGCTTTTGTTTTATCTAATAGTTTTACTTTTTGAGTATCTCCTATTTTTTCTCTGTCATCTCTATATCCTTCGTATTCTTCTAATGTTTCTAATGATGATATTGCCCCTGCAGTTTCACTATCCATATCAGCTATGTTTTTTAATTGTCCATTTTCTGTATATAGTTTTCTTATGTCTAAAAATGCTATTTTAGCCAGCTCTTTTATTACCATGTCTTGAGTTATTTCAGTTCTTTTTTCTCGTTCTTTCATTCTTTCTGATATGTATTCTTGAACCTTAGCATTTCTTAGTAATTTGCTGCCATTTACATTAGCCGTTTCATCTTTTTTACATCTCAAATAAGCAACCTTATATGCTCTTGTTGCATTAAGGTCTATTAAATACTCATCACAAAATCTTTTTTGTGCATCTGTCATATAAGATCACCTCTCTTTCTATTTAATCTTTATTTTTCTTCAAAATATTTATCTACTATCTCATGAATAATGTCATAAGAATTTGCTACTATATCAGCAACATCTTCTTCTGAATATTGTTTTTCGCAATGTGTTATATAATTATCTATATAGCAATGTGTTAGTTCATGAATTAAAGTTGATTTTTTTCTGTCTGCTGGTAGATCTTCATCAATATATATTTTTAAAGTATCACAATATGTAATCCCATAATATCTTGTGTCTACTGATTTTAGATTTTCATCTTCATTAGCTTTTCTTATGTTTTGCATATTCTTTATCGCTTGTTGAGATACTTCTGTTATTGTCCATTCTCTGTTGTTTATTTTAAATTTCATTGATTCCTCCTAAATTATTGATGTCATTGTTTTATGATTTTTTAAATAATCTTTTGCACTCCAATACTTAAGTCCTTTTTCTTTACATTTCTTTATATATTCTTCTGCTTTTTGTTTTGTCCATTTCATATTTCTAATTTCCTTCCCTCCGTTTTTACAATTGGTCTTTTATATCCTTCTAATTTCTTTTCTTGCTGATAATTTTCACATTTGGTATAAATTATATCTTCTGTTTCAAACACTTTTATTTTACAATTTGATTTATTTTTACAATTACTACAACATTGTTTTATATATTCATTTATTCTTTCTTCATTTTCCATAAACACCTCTTTCATTTAATAAACACCAAGTAATGATATAGTTATAGAATATTGCACCCTAGAACTAATCGGCTTGTACTTCATCTACAATAGATTACTGTTGCCGCTCTGCTATATATGTTTACATACTTCGTACTATTTACATATTGACTTATTTGCTTTTTGTGTTATAATAGTTACACAATATGTCCTTGTAGCTCAGCTGGACAGAGCAACTCTTTTGCGAAGAGTTAGGTCAGGGGTTCGAATCCCCTCTTGGAATTTTTACCAGTTTGTCTGGTATTTTTTATTTTACATTAATTATAATAATAAAAAGAGCAGACATTTAAAACATCTACTCTTAAATTGTGGGTCTAATTATCTCTATCTGAGACTTTTTCATAATACTATTATAGCACCGATTTTCAGTAAAAAACTGCCAAAATTATGCCAATTTTTTTAATTCTTTATTTACTTGTGTTATTAGCTCTGTTTTTTTTCTAAAATATGTTCTTTCTGACATCCCATTATTTATTAATTCCCACTTACTTTTGCTTTGTATGTATATCTTTTCAAATATGTTTTTACAATCTTCATCTACTAATTGTAATGCCATCTGTACTGCTTTTACTTCTTTTACTGCTCTTTTTAGCTCTTCATCCTCTTGTAGTTGTATCACACTATTTAAAACCATATCTGATTTTGAATATTTAGGCTTTGGCATCCCATCCATATTCAATCCACTTATGCTCATTATATCTTCTCTTATAGACATTATCTTAATACAATTATAATTATATCTCTTTAAGCAATTTACTGCTTGTCTGTATTCTTGATTTTCTAATCTCATTAGTACCTCCTATATCTTGATATTTTGTAATCTTATATCACTTTTGGGTGGTTTTACTACTTCTTTTACTAATCCTAAATCATATCTTTGAAATGTTTCTTTTACTCCTGTTATCATGTCCTGATATAATATGAAATTAGGATATTCTTTTACAAATATGTACTCATGATTATTTTTACTTATTATTTTGGGTATTATCATTTGTATTTTTTCCTTTCTTTAATCTTTAAATAATTTATATATTGCATATCCTATTCCAATAAGGACTGCTCCTATTCCTATACCAATTCCTCCAACAAATATTGCTACTGCTATTTCCATCTATTTTTCCTCACTTTCTAACAGTTTTTGTAATCTCTTTTTTATATCTAAAGACTTTGTATTCATTGCTCTTAATCTTACTATTTGATATTCATTTTTTCGATAAGTTGCATGAACATTTGTGTTTTTAGCTATTATTTCTTTAGTCTTTTTTATATCATAATCAATTCTGTCTATTATGTCTTTTATTTTTGATTTTGGAATACAATCTTCATTTGATGTATAATATTGTGCAATAATTTCTTTCATACTAGCCTTTGTATATTCTTCTTTTCCTATTATTTCTAAGTCTTTCTCCATAATTTCATTTTTTAGATCTTCATTCTCTTTTAATACTCTTTTATAATCTGATAAAATATGTTCCAATATTCTAGTAAGCTCTACAATTTCTTTATTGTAATATCCATGCCAACCATTTTCTTCTTTATACTCTTTATCTGTTTTTATAGAATCTATAAAATGTTCTGCATTTTTTATATCATCTTCTATATTATTTTCCACTATTTGCCTCCCATTTGTCATAAAAACAGATTATATTTTGTATGCATATATCTACCATTACCATACTTTCTCCATCTCTATTTCTTAATTTCTCAATACTTTGTTTCATCTTTTTCAAGGTTTCCTCTGCACTATTTTCTTCGTTTATATAATCTTCTAATTCTTTGATTTCAGCTTCTACTTCTGAAGTTTCTTCTCTTATGTCTAAATCATCAGCATTACATGCTAATCTAGCTTCTTGTATTCTATGTAATTCTTCTAATCTCTCTTGCAATTCTTCTATTTTATTTTCTTTCACTATTCCTCTCCCCCATCATCTTCAATAAAAACATATTCTTCTATTTTATTGCCACAATGTGGACAAAATTTAATTCCTGATGTTTTAATATCATCTCCACATTCATTCCAGAAAAATTCAAATTTGCAATTTGAACACCTCCAAATATTTGATCCTATTTCATCTTGCTGTAATAAATATATCTTTTTATCTGCTGTTTTTTCTTTCACTATGTATCATTCCTTTCTATTGAATATTTTTTATGTATTCATATACTACCATTTCTGGCATACATATATTTTCGACAATTCCAAGTATGTTTCCAATTATTAATCCTATTCCTAATGCTATCATACATATTGAAAATATATATCCAAGTAAAGCTTCATCACCATAATAATCGCTATCATAATTCTCGCTTTTTCTCCACTTGTTTAAGAACTTAATCATTACAAATCCACTTATTGTCATTGCTATAGATACTATTATCCATACACATGCCGTTATATTTCGATAACATATAAACCTTTTCAATAATTCTTGCAAATATGGAATTATATTTTGACTGCTCCAATCTATTACAATTCCAAATCTTTTCCCTAATTCATCTATTACTTTTATAATTTCTTCACTCATATCTTATTTACTCCTTTACTTTAAAAATAAATTTATGTTGAAATTTATCTTCTGTAAACTCTATTTTTAATTCTGATCCTTGTATAAAATAATTCACGGGTATTTCTATTTCTCCATTGCAATATTCTTTTGCCACATAGATCAAAGCTTTATATAAATCTAAATCTCTTGTTATTGTCATTATCTTTCTATATTCGTTATTATCTTTCTTTAGTTTTTCATTCTCTTGCTTTAATTTTTTATTTTGAAACATATCTATTCTCCTCCTACTTTTCTAGCATTTTGAACTAGTCTTTTGATTATATTGCTATAATATCTCTGTTCTGGTCTCAACAAATCCGCAAAATTATCTAAATCATCTAGCTCTTTCGCTTTTCTTTTTAAAATTGCTTCCTTTTCTTCCTTATACAAGTTATCATCTACTCCATTTAATCGTCTTGTTGCGATTAATTCTTCATTATCAATTACATCTGCCATGTATTTTCTCCTTTCATTTTATCTAAATATGTACACCCTACTGCATATGCAGCCCAGATATCTGCTTTAAAACCATAAAACCAACCTGGATTCTTCTTAGTTCCAACTACACCAAATCTATCTATTAATGCTTGTCTAATGTTGCTATCTTTAGCTTTCATAGAATGACACAAGTTCATTTTTTCTTCTTTTCTGTATATAAATTTATAATCCTTATCGTA